TGGGAAATACTGCTTTGATTGTTGAGGGTCATGGTCGTATAACTGGTGTTTTAACTGTAGGACAATCAAGTATTACTCTCGATGGAAGTAGTAATAAGGTACAGGTTGGTGCAGGAATTACTTTAGATGCTGCAAATGGTGTAATCCAAGTACCTGATCTTCAAGTAACAGGAACAACTGGAACATTAAATCCACCATTATTGACTACAACACAAAGAGACGCACTTGATCCTTCTACAGGAGCTCTTATTTTTAATTCTACAAGTGGTCAGTTAGAAGTTTGGAATGGAACGTCATGGGCTGGCGTGGGTGCTGTTAATAACCTCACAATTTCTAACCTATAATGAAAAGGTTTCGGGACTTTAATGAAGATTTGACATGTCCCGTAGGAATGAAGTATGATAAAAAACTAAAGATTTGTGTACCTATAAAAAGCACCTACGGTGGTCGTTGGTGGGGTGTAGGTAGACACCATGAAAAAACAACTAACGGAAATGGCAACGGCAACGGTAACGGAAGTTCTAACGGACATGGGAATAATGGAAATGGTAATGGTAATGGTGGTAACGGCTCTGGCGGCAATGGGGGTGGTAATGGCGGTAATGGTGGCACCTAGATAAATATATGCTATAATATTTGTGAATACCTTATTACATTATGAGCGAAGAATTTACACGAATTGCCAATGCTCTTGAGAGAATTGCCAATTCCTTAGAACATTTGCATATCGAACAGATTGATCATGCTCACATTGATGATATTGGTGAGATACATGGTGATGTAGTCACTCATCCTAAGCAATTTTAATTATGTCTAAACAACAAAAACTTAAGTTTACTATTCGACAGGATGGTTATGTTACTGAAGAAGTTTTCGGTGCTATAGGTAATGAATGTCAAGAAATAACTAAATCTATAGAAGCAAAACTTGGAGAAGTTACTTACGTAGAAACCAAACCTGAATACTATCAATCACAAGAAAATGTCACACTTCAGCGCAATCAAAACCAAAATCAGGAATAAGCCTGTATTACAAGAGGTATTAGAACTTTTGCAATATAATATCACTGAGGATCAAGAACTTAGAGTAACTGGTGCTCATGGAATTAAACATGAAACTGTAACTGCTGAACTTGCTATTGCCAAGGATATTGGATTTCGTATGGATCCTAGAACAGGTGAGTATGAATTAGTAGCAGATCTTGAGACATGGAATCAACCTATTACAGTAGATAGATTTATTGATAAGGTCACTCAACAATATGCTCGTATGACTATTCATAATACGGTAAAGGATATGGGATTCCAGGTTGAGGAAGAATGGGAAATGGATGATAATTCTATAGAATTGGTAGTTACTCGTTGGGATTAATAAATACCCTTGGAGACCTGCGTTCTTTCTATGAAATCTCTTAAAAAATTTAATGAGTCTGTAAAGATAGAAGATGCTAATGGCAATCTTTCTGCAGAAATAATTGACATTATTAAACCTGAACCTATGAAAACCACTTATAATAATATTAAGTGGGAAGATTTGAGTGAAGTTAGAAGAATGCCAAATTATAATAAGCCAGGAAATATAATACAAATTCATTTAGCATGGAGAGGAAAGACATTTGTTATTCAGATGTTCTTTCCTTCAGTTAAGAAACCTTCCAGAAAAGAAGTCTTAGATCAAATGCAAAAGGTATATCCTGGTGCTAGACTTTGGAGTTATGATGTTACTGAATATAATGCGGGAGAACCAATTCTTCAGGTAGGAGATTAGATTATGCCTTTAACTGGTTATGATGATGTATATCTTGGCAATCCCAATCTAAAGAAAGCCAATACTAAATTAGAATTTACACAAGAGCAAATTCTTGAGTTTGTTGCTTGTAAGAATGATCCCGTTTATTTTGCTAAACAGCATGTAAAGATTGTTAGTTTGGATGAAGGTCTTGTACCTTTTCAACCTTATGATTTCCAAGAGAAGTTAATAGAAAACTTTCATGCAAATAGATTTAATATTTGTAAGATGCCTCGACAGACTGGTAAGTCTACTACATCGGTATCTTATCTTTTACATTATGCGGTATTTAATGATAATGTAAATATCGGTATTCTTGCTAACAAAGCAGCAACTGCCAGAGATCTTTTAGGTAGATTACAAACTGCATATGAGAATTTGCCTAAATGGATGCAACAAGGTATTATATCATGGAACAAAGGTAGTTTAGAACTAGAGAATGGATCAAAGATACTGGCTGCTTCTACGTCTGCAAGTGCTGTCCGAGGTATGTCATTTAACATCCTCTTTCTCGACGAGTTCGCTTTCGTCCCGAATCACATTGCTGAGTCGTTCTTTGCCAGTGTTTATCCTACTATTACTTCTGGTAAATCAACAAAAGTAATAATGGTATCTACCCCTCACGGGATGAATCATTTTTATAGGTATTGGCACGATGCAGAAAAAGGTAAGAATGAATATGTACCAACTGATGTTCATTGGAGTGAAGTTCCTGGTAGGGATAGTGAGTGGAAAAGACAGACTATTGCAAACACTTCTGAACAACAGTTTAAGATTGAGTTTGAGTGTGAGTTCTTAGGATCTGTTGATACACTTATTGCACCAAGTAAATTAAGAAGTTTTGTTTATCATGAACCAGAAACTACAAGTGCTGGACTAGATGTTTTTGTAGAACCTATAAAAGGTCATGATTATGCTATGGCAGTGGACGTAGCAAGAGGTGTGGCAAAAGATTATTCTGCCTTTATAGTTGTAGATATAACAGAGTTTCCTCATTCTATAGTAGCAAAATATAGAAACAATGAAATAAAACCAATGTTATTCCCTACCATTATTGATGAGGTTGGTAGGAAGTATAATGATGCTTTTGTTTTATGTGAAGTAAATGATGTAGGAGATCAAGTAGCTGCTATTCTTAATTTTGATCTAGAATATAAGAATCTACTTATGACTTCTATGAGAGGAAGAGCAGGTCAAGTTGTAGGTCAAGGATTCTCTGGTAAGAAGACTCAATTAGGAGTTAAGATGTCTAAGACTGTTAAAAAGGTCGGTGCTCTTAACTTAAAGACTTTAATTGAAGAGAATAAACTTCTTTTTGCTGATTATGATATTATTTCTGAGTTAACTACTTTCATCCAGAAAAGTAATTCATTTGAGGCAGAAGAAGGATGTAATGATGACCTTGCTATGTGTTTAGTCATATATGCATGGTTGGTAGCACAGGACTATTTTAAAGAACTTACAGACCAAGATGTAAGAAAGAGATTATATGAGGAACAAAAAAACCAAATAGAGCAAGATATGGCTCCATTCGGTTTCATGGTTGATGGTTTAGATGATGACAGTGAAGTTGATAGTGATGGTGATAGATGGTTCCAAGCAGACGAATATGGGGATAGATCTTATATGTGGGAGTATATGCAGTAGTGTTCATGCATTGCTCATAGCATTTTTACCCGTCGTAAATTAACCTTTTAATAAATAATTTCTAGATAACTGAGAATCACGGGAAGAAACATGGCGACTCCACAATTATCTCCAGGCGTATTAGTCAGAGAGGTTGATTTAACCGTAGGTAGAGCTGAAAACGTTTTAGATAACATCGGTGCTATTGCGGGACCTTTTCCAATTGGCCCTGTTGACGAACCAACACAGGTCTCCACGGAAGAGGAATTAATTAAAGTATTTGGTAAACCAAAGACTCAAGACGGTCAAAACGAGTATTGGTTAACCGCATCATCATACCTTTCATATGGTGGAGTATTAAAAGTAGTTAGAACTGCTGGAGATAACTTAGCAAACGCTAATGCTGGTGTAGGAATCGCTTCTACAACCATGACTAGTTCTGCTAGAATCGATAACTACGAAGATTATCTCAATGACCACACTACAGCAACTGACTTTACATTTGCTGCTAAAACTCCTGGTTCTTGGGCAAACAGTTTAAAAATTTGTTTTATTGACGATCTTGCAGACCAGACAATCGGTATTACTACTGATAGTCTTACCACTGCTGGAGCAAGGATTGGTTACGCTGTTACCGCAGTTCTCACAGATCTTGTTATTCCTGGTTCAGGTACAACATCTGTCTTTAATGGTTATCTAAAAGGTATTATTACTGGTGTTTCTACAGATTCCACAAATAGTGCTTCTACATTTGATTGTAAGATTCTTTCTAGAGTCTCAAGTGCTGGAACAGAGACCGCAATTACCTATGATGAAGGTACTGATTGGGCATCATTCACTACATCTTCTAGTGTAAGATTCCTAAACAACTCTGGTATTGTTAGTATGTCTTCTGCTGTTGCTGCATTTACACCTGCAACTTCTGTTGACTGGTACGATCAGCAAACTTTAGGTCTAACTAATTCCACAACTTATTGGAAGACATTAGCACCTAAGCCAGTAACTGGTAAGTATTGTACTGATAGAGACAGTAAGGGTGATGGTATTAACGTTGCTATTGTTGACGATCTAGGAAAGATCACTGGTATTCAAGGAAATCTTCTTGAGAAGCATTCTGGACTTTCCAAAGCAAAAGATGCTATCTCTGCTGTAAATTCACCTGAGAAAATCTGGTACGAACAGAATCTTGCAGATTTCTCAGATTATGTTTATGCTGGTGGTGATCCATCAAGTACTGTTGATGCTTATTGGGATACAACACCAAGACAAACTGGATTCTCAACCGATTGTACTCTTATTAGTACAGCAGATGGTTCATGGGGTCAAGATGCACAGGGTGTTACATTCAGTGCTATTGGTAACAGAGCTTATGTCTTAACGGGTGGTAATGACTACGGTGCTGGTATTGGTACTGGTATGCAAGCAACTCTTGGAGATCTAATCACTTCTTACGGTAAGTTATCCAATAAGGATGAGGAAGAAGTAGATTACTTTATCATGGGTCCTGGTCTAACCAACGTTAACGATTCTCAAGCAAAAGCAGGGTATCTACTCTCCTTGGTTGCTGATAGAAAAGATTCCGTCGCATGTATTGGACCTCATAAGGCAGATATAGTTGGTGTTACTAACACAACTACTCAAACTGATAATCTCATCAAGTACTTTAGTACTCTATCATCTTCATCTTATGGTGTATTTGATAGTGGTATTAAGTACATGTATGATAGGTTTAATAACAAGTTTGTTTGGGTTCCAACTAACGGTGACATTGCTGGTCTAATGTGCCGTACTGCAATTAACGCATTCCCTTGGTTCTCACCTGCAGGACAGCAACGTGGTATTATCAACAATGCTGTTAAACTTGCATACAACCCAAGTAAAGCACAGAGAGATAGACTCTATCCACAGAGAATTAACTCAATTATTACTCAACCTGGATTAGGAACACTACTCTTTGGTGATAAGACTGCTCTCGGATA